GACTCAGACAAGTTTAACTACGAAGCTAAGTATAGTTTCAGAGCCGCAAAAGAAGAAGCTTCTTTGAGCGAGTTGGAAGCAAGTCTAAGACAACGATTAGAAGGCGCTGAGTCTGACGACATAAAAAAACTATTTGATGACTTTATTAACATTAGACCAAACCTTAAAGCGCAAGGTAAGGCGATCAATAAGAAAGCGGGTAAGAAAGGTAAAGGGAAAGCTAAACCTAAAGCACCACTTACAGACGCTCAACAAGCAGAAAAGCTAAAACAAACACTAGCGAAGAAAAAAGCGAACCTTCAAAAAGAACTCGATACGAAAAGAGAACGCTTTGGAGACGATGTAAAACTAGAAGAAGCGCAAGCTAAAGTGTCTAAGGATAAGAAACCAGAAGACCCCGAAATAAAAGATTTAAAAGAGCGTATCAAATTCTATGACGACGCTGAAGCAGATGTTGCGTTAATTGAAAAACTAGAAAAGCAATTAGCGAGAGTAGTTGAGATCGAAGCAAGTTCAATCGTAGGAGCGCAACGTGCAGAGACATCAGCAAAACCTAAACCGCCTACGAAAGCTCCTGGCAAGGCGGATGAATTAAGGCAGAAGATTACCGATACACGCGCTCGTATGCGTCAAAGAGTTGCTGATATAGATAGAGCGCAAGCTCAGATAAATAAAGAAAGAGAGTTGTCTGAGATATATCGTACTTACGAAAAACACTTTTTTGACTCAATGGAAAAAGACGCTTCGACTATATTTTCAAAGACGTTAAGAAGCATACAACAAATGAGACAACTCGCTTTAATTGACCAGCTTCCATCTGTTCTTGCTGGAGTACCTACGGGAGTAGGTGCGGGTATAAAACAGTTCGTTCGGATCGTAGGCACTTTACTTGACGAAGGACTTAGGAACAGAAGCGGTAATACTGTTAAATATACAACTGCGGATGCGTTCGGCGCGATGAAAATGCTGACAGATACTGCGGGATTAATGGAAGCAATGAAGCGTACGTTTCGAGAAGGTGCTTCAGCGACAACACAAACAGGAAGTAAGTTTAGTGATGAAGTTAGTCAATCGTCTCTACCCCGTGGCGAACACGCTCTTATATCGCGGGCATATGACTCAGCAAAACGTCGTGCAGATGCGTTAGATAACGTGACAAACAAGTTTTCGGGTTGGGTAACTACAAACAATTTCTGGCATATATTATCTTTGGGAGTGCGTGGGATACAAGCTGTTGACGAGGTATTTAAACGCCAAGTTATAAAAGGACGCATATGGTCACAAGCGGCTAAGAATGGTGTGAAAGCTTTTCCTAACGACAAAGCGAAAGCGGCGAAATATGCTGAACAGAACTACAACGCGGCGTGGAAAGACAATGACGGGTTAGCTGTTTTAGACGAAACAAATGAGTTTTACGACGAAATAAATCAAGTAAACGAAGAACTGTTATTTGCATCTAACGTAGACAACGTCGAAGATATGTACGTACCAGCTTCTGAAAAGATAGTTAAAGGTCTGACTGAATTAGCTAACGACACCGACTCCATTTTATTAGGTAACACTCTTAAATTAATAATGCCGTTCATAGGCGTTCCCATTCGTGGTGCTTATCGCATGGCTAACTACTCATTATTTCCAGCGGCGTTTATAAAATCTAAAGTAGCTAATCCTTACACGGCTAAAATGAAAGCTATTCTAAGTAAGATCAAAAAGGCTGAAGAAGTATTACATACCAATATTAGCGATGATTTTAAAAAATCTACAGAAGCTGAAGTAGCTACCTTACAAAAGAGATACGAAACACTAAAAGTAAGACGCTTAAAATACAATGCAGAAACAATGACTGACACTCTTGTTGGCTTTTCTTTAATTGCTGGTGGTTCAGCGTTGACTTTAACAGGTAACAATAACGGTTCACTTGCTTGGATGACGAGAGAGCAACGAGAGAATAACAAGTTACAACCGTTTACGATGTTTGGTTCGGATTATAAATCAGCAATGCCGTGGGCTGGACCGTTGGCTTTTGGCGGCGATATAGCCGCTTGGTACGCGATGAAACACGCTGAGACAACTACTGGAGCGCCTCTGTTAACGAAAGCACAAACGCTCCCTATGGTGTTAAGAACGTCTTTTGTTACGCTATTAAAAGAGCAACCTTTAACGTCTGGTATTAAAGCTGTGGAAGAAGTAACTACAGGAGAAGGAGACGTGTATAGAAACGCGATAGCTCAGATTATAGGTAGTTATGTACCGATCCCCGCAGAAGCTCGTAAGATTACGCAAATGCTTGTTAATGAAGAAGGTACGGTAGCAGATTTAAGAGGCGGTACTTTTTACGAGCGTATTGCTTATGCCGCGTTAGGTGTAGAACCAGACAATAAAAAGACTGATAGATTTGGAGAACATACACAAACGCCTCGTACGTGGTTAACGCAAACTGTTACCCGTTTAGCTCCTCGTGCAGAAAAAGAAAGAACTGAAATAGATAAGATAATTGCTACCGACGTTCACGGTAATATCGCGTCTAAACCAACTATGCTTATGTCAGGTGTTAGAATGACAGAGTTTAGAAACGAAGAAGGTTTAACTTTAGACTACGTTTTTAACAGACGTTTAAAAGATACTTACATTGGAAAGTACACGCTTAAAGAAAGAATTACTGAACGTATAAACAGTGATTCATGGAAAGCCAAGTTTGAAAAAGGTTTTCAACCAAGCGAAACGAATCCCGATACCCTTGTTAATGAAGGACTTAAACAACTGAACTCAGACTTTCAAAAATATTATAAACGTACACGGGAGCGTATATTGAAAGATAAAAACTTATTAAACAGTTTTGTAAATAGTGACGAAGAAAACTTGCTACAAATCATTGAAAACTTAACATTAGATACAGAAGGAAGCGGTACACCTTTGTCGCCTCTCGAAGTTCTTGGAATTGAATAATCAATAACATATAAAGAATCATAAATCATGGCTAACACATTTGAAGATTACACAGTCTCGACCTCGACGTCGCTTTTCAATATTACATTTGAATACCTCGAAGAAGCTCATATCGTCGTTGAAATCGACGGTGTAATACAAGCTACCTCGACATACTCGATTGTTGCTGGATCGCCTAACAAGGTATCTTTAAACACGCCTGTAACGTCGGGAGTCGTGCGTATTAGACGCGATTCAAACGCCGATTCAGACGCGCCTTTCGTAGACTTTGTAAACGGTTCTGTGTTAACTGAGACTGATCTCGACAAGTCGTACCGTCACAATCTTTATTTAAACGAAGAAATCGGTAACTTGAACCAGCAGTCCTTACAGAAGCAAGCGGGTGCAAACCCCGAAGTATGGGACGCTAAAACGTTAAAGCTTGTTAATGTTGCCGATCCAACGCTTGTACAAGACGCTGTAACGAAGAACTACGTCGATACACAGATCAGTAACACGGTTACAGGTTCTTCTTCGTTGCCCGTTAAAACGAAGTTTACAGGCGCTGGAAGCGCGACATTTACCTTTAGCGCTGGCATTACACTAGCAACAGCAGAAGCGTATGAAGTGGCAATTGACGGCGTACTTCAAGAACCTACCACAGCTTACGCGCTCGATGCAGACGCTAACACAATAACGTTTACATCGACGCCCCCAACGGGTTCTAACATTGTTGTTGTACAACGTGGTTATGCCGTGCCTGTAGCAAGCGGAACGATTGCGACTTCAGATATTCAAGACAACGCGGTAACATCTGCAAAAATAAGCGCTTCTGATGCTAACTTTAATATAAGTTCTGGAGGCAACACAGGAATTGGAACAACTGCGTCTAGTTCACATCAATTATCTGTAGATGGAGACATACTTGTAACAGACTCTACAGACAACTTTGGAGCGGTTATACTAAAAGGATCGAGTGGCGCGGCTGTTCAGATTTTCGACGAAAGCACGAATGGTCAGGTATTTAATCTTTCTTCTAATCCTGACAGTCAATCAAGAGGAGGGTTTGGAATAGGATACATAGCAACAGCGGGTACTCCGATAACAACTGTTAGTCATGTAAGCTCGACAACAACAGCAACTACTTTTCAAACTTCAACAGCACACGGGTTTAAAGAAGGTCAATATGTAGTTTTTTCTGGGTCTTCCGATACGTGGAACGCTGTGCAAGAAATAATAGAAGTGGTAAGTACTACACAATTTAAAGTCCCTAAATTCACGTCTTCTACAAATTATCCGACAACTGTTACTCCAAACGACACGAACTCTACCTTTATAATAAGAAGGCACGAAGAAAGTAGCGTTTTATATAACATGATTAAAATAATGGGACTCCCTCAAGGAACATCAGAACCTTCATGGTTAGAACCTGGTCAGTTATGGATCGACACAGCGGACAACTCGCTTAAAATAAAACCAGAAGTACATTCCTAACCACTACATTATATGGCAATTACGCAGACACATTCACGAATGGTATCAGATTTAGACGCTGGTTCTACTTATTTAACTTCTTCATCGATTGGAACGTCAGCACCTTTAGACGTCGGTACATCGGCTAACAACGTTGTACAACTCGACGGTACAGCAAAGCTACCAGCAGTTGACGGATCAGCTTTAACGAATGTTAGTGCTGGTAAAGTATTACAAGTTGTAAACGCATCTATAGGCACAGTCCTGACAGGGACTACCGCGATGCCTAACGACAATACAATCCCACAGAACACCGAAGGAGATGAAATACTTACAGCCGCTATAACGCCCGCTAACGCATCTAATAAACTACTTATCGAGTTCAGCACGATAGCTGGCGGTTCAGCCGCGACTTGGATCGCTGGAGCGTTGTTTCAAGACTCAACTGCAAACGCGATTGCGGCGACTGCTAACTACTGTCCAGCGGCGGGTGGAGCGTGTGCATTACCGTTTAGTCACTACATGACTGCGGGTACAACTTCTGCAACAACGTTTAAAATACGCATCGGTATACAAGGTTCTGGAACAGTTACAATTAACGGTAACGGTGGAAGTCAGACAATGGGAGGCGTTGGAGCTACAACTTTAACCATAACCGAAATAGCCGCTTAATACAGATGACCGAACAAATCTCCCACTTCCTTGACACGGCGTTAGCAATCGCTATTGGCGTGTTTGGTTGGATATTCAAGAAGTTCGCCGATAGACTCGACAAGGACGAGGATCGCTTAACAAAGATTGAAGTCGAATTAGCAACGCAAAGAGAACGCGACACAGCGGTTGAAAATCGCATGAGTGGACTCGAAACAACAGTAAAAGAAATTAACAGTAAATTAGATCGTCTCATGGAGATGATGATGAAAAAGTAATTATGGCTAAAATATGTCCAAAAGGTATTGCATGGGCGAAACGTACCTTTGATCGCTATCCAAGCGCTTACGCGAATATGGCGGCGTCCAAATATTGTAAAGACCCAAAGTACGGTAAAGGTCGAAAGAAATTAAACATTAAGAGAAAAAAATCATGAATTATAATAAACCTAAAAAGAAAAAGATGGGTCGTAAAAAGCTAATGATTAAACGTCCTTCCTACTGACATGGGCGAGTTAGCACGATGGAGAGCGCAGAACTGGGTGCGCATTGACAGTTCGGGAAAGGTCGCTGGTAAATGCGGTACATCTAAGAACAAGAAGAACCCTGACCGTTGTTTACCTATGTCCAAAGCAAAGTCTTTGTCGAAGTCACAACGCGCTTCAACCGCTAAGAAAAAGAAAAAGGAAGGCGGTAGCGGTAAACAATTCGTACGCAACACTAAATCTGCACGAGTATCTTTAAACATTAAACGTAAGAAATAACTATGAGCCGTAAAGGAGTATCACTACGCAAAGAACATAAGTCCAAGAAAGGCGGCTTAACCGCGAAAGGACGCAAGTACTACAACGCTAAAACAGGTAGTAACCTTAAAGCACCACAGCCCCAAGGCGGTAGTCGTAAGAAGTCGTTTTGTGCGCGTATGGGTGGAGTCAAAGGACCGATGAAAGATAGTAAAGGACGACCTACCCGAAAAGCTTTAGCGCTTAGACGCTGGAAGTGTTAACAACCAATTTATATGAAGAAACGA